TTGGATACACACCTACTTTCCGCTATTATTGGTATGTACTTTGGTGCTTCAATAGTAAAGAATGCTAGATAATGCCTCTTAAAAAAGGTAAAAGTAAAAAAACTATCAGTGAAAACATTCGTAGAGAAATGAAAGCTGGTAAACCACAGAAACAAGCAATAGCAATAGCTTTACAAAAAGCTGGTAGGAGAAAGGCAAATGGCCGTAAAACGTCGAACAACAAAGTCAAGAAAAACTACCGCAAAGCCTAAATCAAAAGTTAATCAAGCTGGTAACTATACTAAGCCTACAATGCGTAAAAGACTTTTTGAAAGTATTAAGGCTGGTGGTAAAGGCGGTAGACCGGGACAATGGTCAGCACGTAAAGCACAAATGCTTGCAAAACAATATAAAGCCAAAGGTGGAGGTTATAGATCATAATGGAATGTAATTGTAAAATGTGTCCTGTACACACAGTAAAACGTATTATTGCAAAGATCAAGGCTCTTGTAGGAAAATAAAGTGGCTTTGAAAAAACCACAACGTAGTCTTAAATCTTGGACTAAGCAGAAATGGCGTACTAAATCAGGTAAGCCATCTACGCAAGGTCCAAAGGCTACTGGTGAAAGATACTTACCGGAGAAAGCTATTAAAAGGCTTAGTGCTAAAGAATATGCGGCTACAACAAAAGCTAAACGTCAAGCAACTCAAAAGGGTAAGCAAGTAGCTAAACAACCAAAGAAGATTGCTAAGAAAGTAAGACGATATAGAAGGGTTACATAATGGCTGTACGTAAAAGCACAGGTAAAGGAATGAAAGGCATGAGCATCAAGAGTGGTGACAAACGTCCCACTAAGTCTGGTGCAGGAATGACCAAAAAGGGTGTTGCTAAATATCGTAGGCAGAATCCCGGTTCTAAGCTTAAAACAGCCGTAACTGAAAAGAAACCTTCTAAAGCACGTGCAGCACGACGTAAGTCATATTGTGCACGATCAGCAGGACAAATGAAAAAGTTTCCTAAAGCTGCTAAAAATCCTAACAGCCGTTTGCGTCAAGCACGTAAGCGGTGGAGGTGTTAATGGCTATAGGTCGTTCTAATATAACACAACAAGTTACTAAACCACCTTATAAGAAAAAGAAGAAAAAGAAAATTAAAAGGGTTGTTAAAAGAAAGGCTAAGTAATGACTACTAGCGGTACATATAACTTCTCAATGGATATTGACGAAGTTATTCAAGAAGCAATGGAAATGATTGGCGGTGAACAGACACTAGGACACGATCCTAAGTCTGCTCGTCGTTCAATTAATTTACTTCTACAAGATTGGCAGAATCGTGGTGTACTGCTTTGGACTGCTAATACTACTACAGTTTCTGTATCTACAAGTGTAACAGCTTATGCACTAGCTTCCAGCACTGTAGATGTTCTTGAAGTTGTTCTTAATCGTGACGATACTGATCTTCAACTAGAACGTATTACAATGGAAGAATATCTCAAGATTCCACGTAAAGGTCAAACAGGTCGTCCATCACAGTATGCTATACGACGTGATAGAGACAATCCAACAATGTATCTCTGGCCTATTCCTGAGAATACAACAGACCTTTTAAAAATTGAACAAGTACGTTATACTCAAGATGTAAACAAATCTGCTGTACAGACTGCAGATATTTCTAGACGTTTTTATCCCTGCCTTACTGCAGGACTATCTTACTTTATGTCAATGAAACGTCCCGGTGTAGAAGGTGGACGTATTCAGTTTCTTAAAGCTGAATATGAAGAACGTCTAGCACGTGCAATGGATGAAGATAAAGAAAGAGCAAGTCTACGAATAGTACCAAACTTAAATAGAGTTTAAGAATTATGGCAAGCACTAAAAGAGCATTAGCAATATGCGATACGTGCGGTTTTCGGTATCCTCACAGGGTACTAAAAATGAACAGTTACGGAATGCTAGTTTGCCCAACAGACTACGATGGTACTTATGATTTAAAGAACCATCCACAAAATAAAACTCCTGATGTAAGGGATAATCCAGCGATTCGTAATCCACGTCCAGAACTTAATACTGAACGTAATCTAGATTGGGAAGCTACTTTATCTCTTTGGGAAGACACTGATAACTATTGGAATAGTATATAATGGCTACACTTACTGGAACAAAAATTGCTAATACTTATAAACAGCTATTACAAGTAGGTAGTGGCAATACTGGACTAACTAGTACAGTACAAGCTGTACAAGATGGTAGTGGTACAGCCTCTCCTCTACAGTTAAGTAATTCTGCAGTAAATATTAACGGAACATTTCAACTAAGCGGAGTAACGCTTACAGCTAATGCTTCAACTCTTAATGCAGTAGCAGACCTAACAGGTGCTACAGGTATTGTAGCTGTAAGTGCGGGGAATGTTTATGGTAGAACGATTACAGGAGGTACGGGTGTTTCGGTTACTAATGGCGATGGCACTGAAGGTAATCCTACTATTGCTCTTAATACAACTGGAGTTACTTCAGCTTCCTATGGTCCAGCAACAAATATTGAAGTTAATTCAGTAGGACAAATTGTAAGTGCAGGTGCTGCAGCTAGTGTAGCTGTTTCAGCCGTTACAGCTAATACTTTTTCTGGTGGTACTTTTGCAGGTACAACTGGCGACTTTAGTTCAAATGTTTCAGTAGGTGGTAATTTAACTGTAGGAGGTGAATTTACTCCTGCGGCTCTAAGTGTAACTGGAACAATTAATGCAGCCACTATTTCAGCCACAGATGCAACATTTAATAATATTGTAAGTGCGGCTTACTTTGTTGGTGATGGTTCAGGATTAACAAATGTTCCTTCAAGTGAAGGCGGTACAGTTAAGACACTAACCGCTGGGCCGGGTATAACTCTTCTAGTAGATGCTTCTCCAAGTGATATTACGGTAAGTGGTACTGTACAACTTAATGATGTTGTAAGTGTAAGTTCAGTATATGCTGCAGGTAGTATGTTTATTACAGGAACTTCAGTTGCTACAATAGATGATGTTGCAGCAGTTTCAGTTCTAACACAAACAAATCTTGATTCAATTACTTCAATTAATACTGTAGTTGGAAATGTGTCAGCAACAACCAGTGTTAATGCTGCTGCTATTACTTCTATTAATGCAATTATTGGTGATGGCGGAAATTATGCAACTAGTGCTGAACTTGCTACAGTTTCAGCATATGCTACCAGCATTGTTCAAGCTTTGTCTACTACAATGGCAACAAGTATTGACAATAGCAATACAAACATTACTGTAAATACTAACGCTATTACAAGCATTAATACAGTTGTTGCAGGTGTTTCAGCTCTAACATCAGTTAATGCTGCTGCTATTACATCAATCAATACAGTTGTAGGTAATCTTGATTTTGCAACTAGTGCTGAACTAGCTACTGTATCAGCAGCACTTGCAACCAGCATTGGTAATAGTAATACAAATATTACAACTAATGCCAATGCTATTACCAGCATCAATGCAATTCTTGGAGATGGCAGCAACTTTGCAACAAGTGCTGAACTTGCAACAGTATCCGCCGCACTTGCAACTAGCATTGGTAATAGTAACACTAACATCACAACTAACGCTAATGCCATTACATCAATTAATACTATTGTGGCAGGAGTTTCTGCGCTAACAAGCGTTAATGCTGCGGCTATTACATCAATCAATACTATTCTTGGTGATGGTAGTAATTTTGCAACAAGTGCAGAGTTGGCTACTGTATCTGCTGCACTTGCAACAAGTATTGCAAACCATCTTCCACTTGCAGGTGGTACACTTACAGGAACAGTTAGTGGTACAGACTTTTATGTAAGTGCAGTAGCAGTTGGTGTAGATACTCTATTAGGTAAACAACTTCATATTGGTACTGCTGCTGTAGCAGATGTTGTTAGCCTTACAGATGGTGCTAGTATTGCAGTTGATTTTAATAATGGACAGAACTTTGCAGTACAGCTTGCAGGTAACAGGACACTGGAAAGTCCTACTAACTGTGTTGCAGGACAAACAGGTTCAATCTTTGTTATTCAAGATGGAACAGGTGGCAGAACTTTGAGTTATGGAACTAACTGGAAATTTGCTGGTGGTACAGCCCCAACATTAAGTACCGCAATTTCAGCAGTTGATAGACTAGATTATATAGTGTATACTTCTACTGCAGTTCAAGCTATAGCAACATTGGATGTAAAATAAAATGGTATTTAATAACAATCTTCTTTTAGGTGCAGCAGGACAGACTACCGGATTTTCTATTGACCAATCGGCTCGATTTAATGATGGAGATAGTCCTGAATTATCTAGGACATATTCTATATCTGCACCTTGGACATTCAGTGCTTGGGTTAAGCGAGGTGAACTAGGTAGCGAAAATCTAATTCTTGGTGCTTCTGGAGGTGAGATACACTTTAACAGTAATGATACTTTAGAAGCTGAAGGTACCACATCTTCAGCAGTTTTCCGTGATCCGGCAGCTTGGTACCATATTCACGTTTCTGACAATGGCCTGTATATTAATGGTGTTAGCCATGGATCGGTAACAACAACCAGCCTAACTAATACAAAGTTATTCGATGATTTTGATGGGTATGTTGCTGAAGTACATCTTCAATCTGGCACATCAGCCTACACAAATTTCGGTGAAACTAATGCCGATACAGGACAATGGGTGCCTAAAGCAGCAACGGCTGGCGATACTTATTTGAAATTTGCCAACTCCAGTAATTTTGGAGAGAACAGCGGAACGGGAGGTGCGTGGACAGCTAGTGGCTTAACTGCGGCGGATCAGGTTACGGATAGCCCGACTGATAATCACTGTGTGCTTAATCCACTTTGGATTGATGGATATACCCTAAGCGATGGTAATCTTGTTACTAGCACAAGTGGAGATGCTGCTGCATTAGGTTCAGTTGCCTTTGATCCTACTGATGCTGACGGATTTTATTTTGAAGCAAAGGTAACAACTGCTGCAACCTTTCCAAATGTAGGAATACGAACAGTAGAAAGCGTTACACAGATAGGAGCGGTAAGTAATCTCTCTGGTAATAGCACTGGTCGTTATTCCTATACCGGAAGCAATGGTCAGTTTAATGACGCAGGAAGCAGTTCTGCCTATGGGGATGCTTGGTCAGGTACGGCAAATAAGGTAATTGGCGTTTTGGTGAAAGCTGGTTCACTTTATTTTAGTGTTGATGGAACAATTCAAAATGGAGGAACAGCAGCTAAGACAGGGCTAACTGGTCTTATGGTGCCAACAGTATTTTACGATGCCGGGTCAGGCACACAAGCGGCGTGGGAAATGCGTTTTGATGCGTCGGATTGGTCAACAACGCCAACAGGATACAAAGCAATTTCTTCTAATAATTTTGCTGACCCAACCATTGCCGACCCTACCGCACATTTCCAGACGACGCTGTACACTGGCACAGGCTCCTCACAAGCAGTTACTCAATCTGGTAATTCGACATTCCAGCCAGATTTGGTTTGGATTAAAAAACGATCCGGGGCAACAGAACATGCTCTGACTGACGTAGTGCGAGGAGTCACCAAAGAACTTAGTTCAAATGATGCTGGTGCTGAAGAAACAGTAGCACAAGGATTAACCGCCTTTGGGTCTGCTGGTTTCACTGTTGGTACTGACGGATCGTATAATACCAGTTCAGCAACTTATGCTGGCTGGCAGTGGAAAGCTGATAATACCAGTGGCAGCAGCAATACTGATGGAAGCATCACCAGCACGGTTTCAGCCAACACGACAAGTGGCTTCAGTATTGTCTCGTACACTGGCACCGGCGCTAACGCTACTGTTGGACATGGGCTAGGTGTTGCACCACAGGTGCTTATTGTTAAAAATCTAATAGACGCAGATAGCTGGGTAGTTTACCACGAAGAGTTAGGAGCGACTAAGGGTTTGACGCTTGATACAACAGCAGCACCTACAACTGCCAGTACATTTTTTAATAACACAGCACCAACATCTTCTGTGTTTAGTGTCGGCAGCGGTGGAAGAACTAATGGTTCTAGTGACGGGATGGTTGTTTATTGTTTCACAAATGTAGAAGGCTTCAGTAGGTTTGGGGGCTACACTGGTAACGGCTCCACTGATGGTCCTGTTGTTTACACTGGATTCAAACCTGCATTTATTATCTTGAAAAGAACTAATTCTGCACAAGAATGGCAGATGTATGATAATGAACGTGACCCGTACAACGTCGCTAATCACAAGCTAGAGCCAAACAGTACTAGCGCAGAAAGTATTCTGACTACGGACAACAATCTTGATTTTCTGAGCAACGGTTTCAAGCTGCGGCAAGGCAACGGTGGTATGAATGCGTCTGGAAGCACATACATCTACATGGCATTTGCCGAATCACCGTTCAAAACAGCAACTGCCCGATAGGAGAATAAAATAATGTGGCAATATAATGGAAAAACAATTAAAGAGGGAAAAGCTTGGACTGATGATGGTGGTGTACAGCATCCTGCTAATTGGCACCTTTGGACAAGACAAGAAAAAGAGACTGCTGGTCTAGTTGAAGTTATTCCACAAACTCCTCCAGATAGTCGTCTATATACTTGGTCACAAAACCCTGACGGAACTATTACATCTACTCCTAAGAAACTAGAAGATACTCCTGAAGTAGATGAAAACGGTAGCCCTATTTTAGATGATCAAGGTAAACAAGTAGTAACTCCGGGTCTTAAATCACAGCTTATTTCACAGGTAAAGGAACAACAAGGTTCCTTATTATCTCAAACTGATTGGGCTATTATTCGTAAATCAGATACAGCCATTGATATTCCTGTTAATATTCAACAATGGCGTAATGAAATTAGGTTAGCTGCTGCAGTAATGGAAGATCAAATCAGTCAGGCTGTAGATGTAGAAGCTATTGGTGCTTTATTTGTTACTTATACGGTAAATGAAGATGGGACAACTACTAAGTCTGGTAGTCTTTTTGATTGGCCTATTTTAAAAGCATAAAATGTATTATTTATTTATGACTATTAGTTTTATTGCTTTACTAGGATCAGAACCTAGACCTATGATTGAACAATCTATGACTGGGATTTTTGAAACTAAAGAAGAATGTGAAAAATATGGTATTGCTTTATATAATAAAGCACTACAAGACTCTGTCTTTTCTGTAGAACATTTTGAATGTGTCGTAAAGAAAGACATTAAAAATTTTAAT